CGAGTATTGACCAGACGTATATGGATATTTCTAAATATGTCTACCCTACTGATATATGCCAGTTCTGCCACAATGGCGAGATGATTCCGATAGAGAGTGAGGGTATTATGGTGTGTAATCAATGCGCGAAGCAGGTCGTGTTCCTGATTGACAATGAGAAGCCGTCGTATAAAGAGCCGCCGAAAGAAGCCTGTTTTTACGCGTATAAGCGCATCAACCATTTCCGCGAAATCCTCGCGCAATTCCAGGCGAAGGAGACCACGTGTATTCCCGAGAATGTGCTCGAAAGCATCAAACAACAAATCAAGAAGGAGCGGATTGAAATTACCCAATTCACGGATAAGAAAGCGAAAGAGATTATGAAGAAGCTGGGATTTAATAAATATTACGAGCACATTCCATTTATTAAAGATAAGTTGGGGATTAAACCACCGGTGATGACGCCTGACCTCGAGGACCGATTGTGTAATCTGTTTATGGAAATCCAGGGACCCTACGCGAAGTTCTGCCCCGACGACCGGGTGAATTTCCTGAATTATTATTATACGGTCTACAAGCTGTGCGAACTCTTGGGGCGGCGCGAGTTCTTGCCGTTTTTCCCGATGTTGAAAGACCGCGAGAAGCGGATAGAGCAAGACCAGATATGGAAACAGATATGTATTGAGTTGGACTGGGTGTTTATCGCGACGCCGTAGAGGAGGATGATTTTATTTTTGATGCTATTGCTCCATCGATTGTAGATTTTGATATTGTAATATCAACGATATTTGTTTGACCAGTACCAGTTAAATTCAACTTAACTGGCAAAATCGGGGTTAATTGTAAGGCACCTTTATGTATTATGGGTGTTGAATCAATTTCCCACCCGCCTGATGGAGATTTTATGATTGCAGTCATTATATTGTCATTTTTATCATATCGTATTATTACGCATTTACAACGAAATGTCATAATCGGTGAACCATTGGTTGCTACAGAGTATCGTACTGTTGCATCAAGCATATGTTCTAATTGTGGACGAGTTGAATTGTAACTATAAGTATTGGGCAATGACATATATAATTTTTCTATTTCCGTGTTGCGGTGCAAGGGCTGGTCAGCCGGGGGGTCTTCATTCGGGTCTTTATCAATGAAACGTTGATGTTCGGATTGTGTAGTTGTATCAGAATTAACACGATTCGCATCTGGTCTGGATGACCAAGGCCACATACCCCCCCTCATAACCTTCCTAGATTTCCTATTCCGCCGTTTCAACGACCGCCCTTTTTGTCGTTTCGACCGAACATTGCGTCGTGTTTTTTTGTAAGACACCATAGTAATAACAATTATAAAATATACAAAGATATTTAATTATTTGTAATTCTTCAATCAAACATCCTCACCACCCCGCCGTCGCATCCACCTTCGCCCACGACTCCGGACATAAATCCCGTGTATCATGTGAAACGCCTGGACCGAACCAAATACTTGGATAGCAAACGACCTTCCCGGGGTTCGCATTAAAATACGCACCCCACCAGTTTATAAGTTGTGCGAACTGCTTGGACGAACCGAATTTCTGCCATTTTTCCCGATGTTGAAAGACCGCGAGAAGCGGATAGAGCAAGACCAGATATGGAAACAGATATGTATTGAGTTGGATTGGGTGTTTATCGCAACGCCGTGATGCGATACGCGTCCGTCTACGTCCTCCTCGCCTTCTTCCTATGATTGCGCACCCCTCCCACCCCGCCACTTGCTAAACTATGCGACTTATAGTATACTCGCGCATTGTCCGTATACAATCCAAACATTGAATAAGGGTGACGCGGAAGCACGGTGAGTGTAACGGTGGTGAAATTGTAACTGCCGCTGTTACGAATCGTGAGTGTATATACGCCGGGTTCGGTGGCGCGTGTCGTATAAATAATCCCCGTATTTCGGTCGACAGTGATACCTCCATACGAAGCAGGAACGCCGTCCGTAATGCGGTATATCGCATACACTCGCCCACCACCAGTAATGATTCCTGGCGCGGCTGTTTGCGCGTCACCAGAAACGACCGTGGTCGAAAACGAACGCACCATCGCCGGCGGCGTCCCGGTAACAACCGTGCGCGCATAAGGCGTATATCCCATCGCGTAGATTTCATAAGGTGTATTGACGCCGGCGTAGACCCATTTCGCGCCGATAGGTGCTGCGGCGGAGGCGGGGGTGCCCGTGAGTGTGGTATTTGCGCTGGCATTACTCCAGTTCGTGCTTGCCGCGTTCCCAGAGAGAACAATGGTGCCGTCCACCACATTGACCGACCCCGTTAGCTCGCTATATCCCGGAATGATATACCCGCCATTTACGTGGCTCGTCGCACCGACGACATAACAATTTGATACAGTTTTATTCGTGGTATTCCCGCCTTGATTTCCGAGAATACCGCCGCCGCTCGCAGGTATCGCGCTCACCGAGTAACAATTGGTGATAACGACTACGCCGCATTCACTTCCGATGATACCGCCACCATAGTCTCCAATCGCGCCTCGGCTATAGCAGTCACTGATGGCGTGTCCGTCGGAACTGCCAGAATACCGCCCCGAAATACCTCCCGCATTTTGGTTCATATTTCCAGTGGAATAACAGTTCGCAAAATTGGCAGCGCCCGTGTACTGACCCGCAATCCCGCCACCATATGTGCCAATGACGCCGGTAGACCAGCACGACTCGCAACTCAATGTGCCCGCGGTGGACGGAGAATTCGCGCCGATGATACCGCCACCGGTTTGACCGATAACTCCCGACGAAGAGCAGCTGACGCATTTCACAGGCCCGGCATATTGCCCAATGATTCCACCGCATCCTTCTCCCGTCGCCCCCGTTGAATGACAGTTCAAGATAATATTCGACCCGACAGTGCCCTTCCCGAAATAGGCTTGCCCAAACCAACCGCCCCCAGCGACGAGGGTTGCGCCGCCCGCCGCGCGGATTTCCATATTCATCGCGTAGATATTGCTGTATCCATTACTACTGACATTCCCATTTCGGATAAGACCCGGATAGTCCGTGATGCCTGAAATGGTGACCACCGGGCGCGTCCCGTCTTGTTTCAGAATTCTAGACCCGAATTGAATACCGTTTGACCCGCAGATGAAATATCCACCAGCACCTCCTACACTTCCGTCGATTGTAATATCCGTGAGGAGTTCAATATGTAATAACCCGAGCGGTTGGTCAGAATTTACGACAGTGATATACCAGTATGCTTCTGTCCAGTTCGATAAGTCAGTGCTATAGTAAATCAGTTCGCCAACCGCGTTTTGACGTAAATACACAGTGGTTCCACCTGGATAGGATATGGTAGTATAAGTCGGTAAACCACCTACTGCGAAACCCGTCTCACTCATTGGTCCAAGTAGAAGACGTGGTTCACTGCTCGTATCAGAAGTTTCGTGTGAAACGCCTTCGGAGAAAATAAACCCATCACCGCGGCGAATCGGGTATTCCATCCCGTCAATAATGAGACGACCGACACTATCTGTCAAATAGACTAAATGTGTGCGCGTAAATTCGGAAACACCGGTATCGTGATGCGCGGCTGTATCTCCCTTTATCCATCGCATCGGAATGGTGGTTGTGTTGGATGGGAGTCGTAGACCCATATTCGCATATAAATCGACACGAATCGCGGCTGTAAGTGGAATTGTAAATTGTTCCGATGCCGATGCCGATGCCGTTGCCGATGCCTTCGAAATCACGCGTTGTCTTGCGGTGGCAACTTCACTTCGCGAGAGAATATATCCAATCGTTTCGGATGATAGAACATTTACAATACGATGTCCTTGACCTTCCATTGCCGTATTGTGATACTATTGTATAATATACTACGAAAATATTATACAATTCGCGCACTCACGCACTCACGCACTCACGCACTCACGCACTCACGCGCTCACGCGCTCACGACGCCTGTATATTCACCCACGTCTCCGGACATAAATCGCGTGTATTATGCGTCACCCCCGGCCCAAACCATATACTCGGCCGGCATACAATCTTCGCCGGATTCGCGTTGAAATAAGCACCCCACCAGCTAAAGGTGCTATTCGCAATAATGTTATGGTCGCATACACTCATCAATAGCATTTGCTGCCAATCCACAATGGTGTCCCGCACAAAATGAAACTGGACGTCCTGACAATGATGAAGGGGGTCATCCATAGCAGCAGCAGCATCAGCAGAAGCAGCAGCGGCGATGCAGTCCCTTATTTCAGTTACATTTTTCGTCACAATGTCTTTGTCGCACGGTTCGTAGAAGACAAGAACCGAAATTGGGCCTACCCCCGACGCCGCCACCCGAGACAATGCGCGACAATAATAATTCACTGTCATCAATGGGTGTATATGTAAATTCTGAACGCAGTCTCCTATTCGAAAATGCATACTAACTAAAGCGCGTGTTTTTGTCGGGCTTCCGGGGTAGTCACCGCTCCACGACTCGTTTGCGTAGATACTCTTTATCCACGTTTGTTGTTGTGGTAACTGAATAATGTCGCTAACTTCAGTATACTTGTCAGAGAAATACTTCTCGCTCTGAAAATACCCGTGAAGCCGAAGTGGTTTTGTATATTTCACGGTTTCCGTAGGAATCGGGTGGTATTCAAATCCGATTTCGTTCCACATAGGCAATGACTGAAACATTTTTTCGGTAACGGGATTACTCTGGGTAAGATATTTGCGTAATCCGCGCAGGAGTGTGCTCCAGTGTGTATAACGTGGATGTCCTGGATTCCCGTATACACTTTGATGATGAATAAAAAAGAATGTATCGTTATTTCGAAGAGCACCGGCAATCACCGTAAATATTTGGAAGAGTTGGTTTCCCAAACCGCCCATAATCGTCGCAGTAATCATTTGGCGGCGGTGGCGAAAAAAATGAAAATATATATAGAATATTTTTATGCCTTTAAGTCCGTTCGCTCGCTCACTCGCTTGCTCGCTGTAACAGAAAATCCCGAAATAGGAACCACGAGTTGCCAATACTAGTATTATCACTTGAGTATATGATGCGAAAGTCTTCGTCACGTGACCCCGTAAAAATACAATACGAAATGATGTGCTGGTCATCTTTCATAAACGCGCCGGCATTGATATACTTTTCCAACGCACACTGAAACGTATCATTCCACCAAATCGCCTTTTCACGCCCGGTGATATAAAACCCGCCACTAAAATAATGTGCGTCGGGACGATACAAATCTCTCGGAATACCCGTGGTTGAATCTATATTTGACGGGTGAAAATGTCGCGCCATCCATCTCGTTGATTTCCCCATATGCTTTGGTTGAACATTACACCCGTAATATATTTTGTCTTTATGAAGACGCTTGATGGTGATGGGATTGGGCCAAGCGTGGCGTATGGTATCGCGATAGACTGACGTCGACAAGCTATCACGAAAATACCCGATATCACACCAACCATAATACTCAGTGTCGAAATACCGTTTTTCGATTGTTTCACTCACGAAGTGCGTTTTCTCACACCAAAGCATAGAAAGGCGCCAATCCGCGACATCTCTCAATATGTTTTCAGAGCGTTCATTGTTACTTCTCCAAAATCTCTCGTGTTTGTAATTCTGAAAGTCCGTAAATGGTTTGACAATCAATTTTATTTTATTTCGTGTATCTTCTTCACCAATCGTGTCGATTTCATTTTGTAACACCGGGTATTCATTTTCACCGGTGTAAATCACTAGGTAAAATCGATTGACGACCTTAATAAAATCACGAAACCATTCCAAGTGTTTGTCTATTCCGTGTCTATTTTTTAATTGATACAAACACGAACTAAATGTGATGTTTGGACACGACGTCATTGGACCCGTAATATTATATAAAACAATGTATATGATATATCGCATAAAACAAACGTGGAATATGCTCCGTTCATTTTCGGATATCAAAAACGCGATATACATCAACCTAGACTCGCGGGTCGACCGACGCGAATTATTTGAAAAGCAGTTTGCGGAGTTGGCGGCATTGTATCCTAAAGAATACACATTTGTGCCTGCTGCGCGATTTTCCGCCATAAGAGACGACGCCAATGGTGCGATGGGATGCACGCGAAGTCATATCGAGTGTTTGAAAATTGCGTTACACAATGACTGGGAACACGCTGTTATTTTTGAAGATGACGCGCTTCTCATCCACCCAGAAGTATTGAGTCACCAAGTTACGTCATTTCTCTCGTGTTTTCACGATAATTGGGATGTTCTATTACTGTCTGGAAATAATTATCCACCATTTAAGATAGAGTCGCCTAACTGTTTTCGGGTGGCGAATTGCCAGACGACGGGGGCTTACTTAGTATGCCGAAGGTATTACAAGACACTGATTCAAAATTTCGAGGATGGTCTTGCCGCACTACAGAATGCACCACATAATAAAAGAGAGTTTGCGTGTGACCAGTATTGGAAGCGACTTCAACGTGTCGACCGCTGGTATCTCATCACACCCATTTGCGTGATACAACGACCCGGATACAGCGATATCGAGAAACAGGATGTGGATTACGAGAGATTGATGACGGACCTTGTTAAAAAACGACCCGTGCCGTCGGCGGCGCTACCTAGGCGGCGTTGACGCTCGCGCTCGCGCTCGCTATGTGTCAGTGAAATAATTATCAACCACCCACCACGCAAAATCACGGTCGCTCGGGTAATGATGTCCTGCCATAATCCGGATATTCGCGCATTTGGTTGCGACCTCCATAATCGCCTGGGTCTTCGCCGGGAACTTTTTTGCGAGTATCTTTGCTAAATAATAGGTCTGAACCGCGTGTCCTGATGGATAGGATGGTGTTGATGCGGAGTCCGAATGTAATAGCGTGCCATTTGCTTCATTGATGACTTCGGGTGCGAATTGCGCGGGTCGAGCACGGTTATATTTCCATTTCAGCATTTTTGTGATGAATAGCAGACGCGTGCTCGTCATAATATGGTCCATCTCAATCACGGACATTTCATCGGGTGTGATTACCTGCGTAAATGCTGCGGCGGGGTTCATATCTGTCATACGAAAAAATGCGACGTCACTCGGCATTCGCTTCATAATATACTCGGTGATGACGATATTGATTTCATTCTTACTCTCGGGATATGCCTTTCCAAAACCAGGTATCGAGAGATTGAATGAAGGATACCACCAATAATATCGTGTAGGTTGGACGAGAAGAACAATAATATATACAATGGCTAAAGCCACGAAAATACGAAAACGGTCGGGGTCGCGTTCTACGATATGATAGTGATAACCACTAAAGCGTTCACGTAGTTCGGTGACGGCACCGCTTTCTTTTTTAGATGATGATAACCGAAGACGGAGGCGACCTTTCAAGTCGTTTATAACGTCCATAATGGAATGAAATGGAATGAAATGAAATGGAATGGAATATATACTACTTGAAGCATATATTACGAAAGTATATTACAGTTTAGACACGAAGAGGGGTGGGGAAACCGACGAGGTTGGCACCGATACCGAAGCCGGCACCGGTTCTAGCAGAAACGGCAAGGCTGGGGACATAGGTATCCAAAATGCTGAAGGTGGCAGCAGCAGTAAGAGCAATGAGTGCGACCTCCTCAAAGGACAGACTGCGCTTGGGGATAGCATAAGCTGCGATGGCAACCATAACACCCTCGACCAAATACTTAATGGTTCTCTTGACGAGTTCACCTAAATCAAAAACTCCGGACATCTAGTTATGTATTATAAATAATAATAAGAAATTAAATGGAATGAATGGAATGAATGGAATGAATGGAATGAATGGAATGAATGGAATGCGTTAAAACACTTAAATAAACTATAACCTAGTATATTATAATTCCATTTCGCTTCATTCCATTCCATTTCGCGATGTCCGCTCCGTCCGGTGTCGAATTAAAGCACACAAATTCCGGTGCTATCAATCCTAAATATATTGACTTGCTTGAAGAAGACAAGCCTATCGCAGGTCAGAAGTTCGCGTGTCTCTCCTTTGTGTCGCCAGAACACATTTTGAAGCAGAAAGACCACTTCTTCTTTGAGAAGTTTCTTCATTACTGGGACTACCAAAAGTCAATGGAGAAGTTCATCCAGTTCCTTAATTTCGTTAGTTTTAAATACAACGTAAGTTTTGACAAAATGTCTGCGGATTTTCAAGAGTTTGCTAAAGAAGAGAAAGATATCCTTCAAAAGACGAACATCTACGACGAATACAAGACCTTTTTGGACAAGCACGAGGATGACCTTGAAAATGAATTTAACGAGAAGCACAACTTCCAGACTTCGGTGAGGGGTTTGAAAGTGCGCGGTGTCTTTGGCTCACAGAAGGAGGCCGAGTTGCGTTGCCAGATGTTGCGCGAGGTTGACCCCAATCACGATGTCTTTGTCGGGCCCGTGGGGATGTGGGTGCCGTTTCATCCTGACGCGTATAAGACTGGTCGCGTCGAGTATATGGAAGAGACCTTGAACCAGTTGATGGCGGAGAAGAAGAAGAACGAGGAGCAGGCCAAGACGGAGTTTGATAAGCGTGTCAAGGAGACGAAGGCAAAGGCGATTCAGGAGAATATCAAGTTGGCGAAGGAGAGTGGGAACAAGTTGACGCAGATGTTGGCGAAGGACGGTGAGACCTTGGTGGATGCGAAGCCGAAGGACCTCGAGAGCACGGGCAGTGCGGGCGAGGGAGTTGGCGGCGGCATTTGGAACGCGGGCGATGACTCCGCTTCCGTAACAATTACCGTAGAAGAGATGCGCAAGGAACTGTTTGAGAGCGAGGACGTCGTGATGGATAAGAATAACGACCACGGGTTGTCGCGGTTGTCCTCGGCGGGGGGCGAGGGGAATTAGTATTTGAATATTCTAAATGAAAACAAAGGTCATTATTACTACTGGGAGATACAGTAATAATAATGTTATAATAATGTTATCTACCATTTCTTGGTAAATGTAACATTGGCATTCCAGCCACTCGACTGGCTGTAGCCACCACCAAAACTAATAGATGAATTCTTTGCTTCAGCAGCAGTTACAGCAGAAAAATCGGTAGAAGACGCGGTCTTCGGTTTTGTAAATTGGAGAGTTTTCATTCAAATGTGTTATAATAAACCATAAGATTATAATCCGGAGATTGTAATGATATTATTACTGGTCGTGTGAACTCGTTACCTAGACGGACTCTGCGACACAGTAATAATAATCTTTGAATACTGTTTTGTCTTTGACACTGCGACTCATTTTGGCGGTGGATATCTGTAGAGGTTAATATATAATTAAATTGATTAATATGTAATTAAATTGAAACAAATTTTTGTTATAAAAATTATATCATAAAGCAAAATGTGCAACTCAAAACGATTATGTGATGATGAAAAATGTCAAACCTGCTTTGAAAATTCATTTGCTTCACACGACAACTCAAAATACTGGAGCGAGAAAAACGGTGATGTAAAACCAAGACATGTTTTTAAGGGAACATCCAACAAATATTGGTTTGATTGTGAATGTGGTCATCAATTTGAATGTGCTTTATCCAATATTACCGCACTAAATCGTTGGTGTCCTTATTGTGCGAAACGAAAATTATGTGAAAAAGAAGATTGTCCAAGTTGTTTTAAAAATTCATTTGCTTCACTTGACAAATCAAAGTGTTGGAGTGATAAAAATGGTCATATAAATCCAAGACAGGTGTTTAAATCTTCCGGAAATAAATATTGGTTTGATTGTAATACGTGTTGTCATCAATTTAATATTCGTTTGGCTTGTATTTATGGGTCAAACAAGTGGTGTCGTTATTGTTGCAATCCGCCTATTAAATTATGTGAAAAAGAAGGTTGTCAAAGTTGTTTTAACAAATCATTTGCTTCAAACGAAAAATCAAAATATTGGAGTGAAAAAAACGGTGACATAAAACCAAGACAAGTGTTTAAATCGGCAAATACAAAATATTGGTTTAATTGTATATGTGGTCACGAATTTGAAAGTAATTTAAACCAAATTACAGGAACAAATTCTTGGTGTCCTTATTGCACCAACCAAAAATTATGTGAAAATGAAGATTGTAAAACCTGCTTTGAAAAATCATTTGCTTCACACGGAAAATCAGAGTTTTGGAGTGAAAAAAACGGTGATGTAAAACCAAGACAAGTGTTTAAATCGGCAAATACAAAATATTGGTTTAATTGTAAGTCTTGTTGTCATCATTTTGAAAGTGTTGTAGCTAGTATTACGTCACTAAAACCAACGTGGTGTCCTTATTGTGCTAATAAAAAATTGTGTGAAAATGAAGATTGTCAAAGTTGTATGATAAACTCATTTGCTTCACACGAAAAATCAAAATATTGGAGCGAGAAAAATAGTATTGTAAAACCAAGACAAGTGTTTAAACATTCTGGAAATAAATATTGGTTTAATTGTAAATACGGGCACGAATTTGAAAGTGTTTTATCTAATATTACTTCATTAGATAGGGGGTGTCCAATTTGTGTAAATAAAACCGAAAAAAAATTATATGAACAACTATTACAGTCCTATCCAAATATCATTTCACAGTTTCGCGCGGATTGGTGTAAAAGTCAAATTACCGGTCATATTCTTCCATTTGATTTAGTGTTGGAAGAACAAAAAATTATTATTGAATTAGATGGGAGACAACATTTCATTCAAGTCATGAATTGGAAAACACCAGAAGAACAATTTGAAAATGACCAATACAAAGAAAAATGCGCGAATGAAAACGGGTATTCTGTAATAAGAATTATTCAAGAAGATGTATGGAATGATACGTATGATTGGTTGAATGAATTAACTCAAAATATTATTAAAATTACAAGTGAACATACAATACAAAATATTTATATGGGCAAGAAAAACGAATACAAAAACTTTAATTAGTGTAGTAGAAAGCAAGATAAAATTGAAATAAATAGACTTGTGGATAACTCTAATATATAATACACCGTATTTACGTTATGCCCGAGTTCACGCGCGATTTGGATGAGTTGGTCTGTCATTTCAAGACACAAAAGGTCCAATTAACATTACATTTGGAGAAGAACTACCGAGAGAATATCCATTATATCAAATATCCGGTCACTGCTGATAGTAAAACAAAAAAACGAAATGGCGGACAAAACCGTATCGTATATATGCTTACAGAAGAAGCGTTTGAACTGCTGAAGAACTCATTCAAGTTAAGAAGTAAGTATATTGTAGACGTTTCTGAAAATGTGAAGTGTGTCAAATTCCCGATGTGTATTGAAGGACAAACCATCGGGTTTATTGAAAATGCGTATCGCGGTTTACATGCGATGTCCCGACAGTTTCGGATTGGACCGTATTTCGCGGATTTGTGCTTTATGGACGATTTCATTGTAATAGAATGCGACGAAT